GAAGAAAACCTATGACTGAGGAACAAAAGGCGGCAGCTGCTGAAAGGTTAGCGAAGGCGCGAGAGATAAGGGCAAAAAAGAATCCGCCCCAATTGAAGAGTGTGCATCCAGAAGTTCTGGCAATACCAGAAGAGGATACATTCTCTTACAAGAATGTTAAGGGGTGGATTAAAGTAAATAAAGAGAAGTTGCCTGAACTTAATCGACAGGTACGGGCGAATGTCAAAGGTGCAATTGCACAGCGTGAGTCCGTAGCTTCCTATGTTCGTTCTATGGAAAATTACTTAAAGAGTAATGTATGGACGGATATGTTCGCTGGTGAAAACCAAGAAAGGAAGGTAACCTTTAGGAGTATCGCCCCCGCCTATGATAGTGACGGAAACATAAAACGCCAGCAAGGCGTGTATTATGATGACCTTGGTTTTGTCTGGAAGGGGGAAGAGTCCGAAGATGATTATAGTTGATTACAACCAAATTAGTATCAGCAATCTCATGGCGGAACTCAATGGTTCCAAAGATTCAGATATTAACATAGACTTGGTTCGCCATATGATACTCAATACCTTGCGAAGTTTTAAGACTAGGTGGGGTGATGAATACGGTGACTTGGTGATTGCCTGTGACAACAGAAGATATTGGAGAAGACAAGTATTTCCACAGTACAAGGCGAGTAGAAAGAAAACACGCGAAGATAGTGGATATGATTGGTCATCTATATTTGAGGGGTTGTCTCTAGTTAAACACGAGTTACAACAACATATGCCGTATCCAGTTATCGATGTGGATGGTGCCGAGGCAGATGATGTAATTGGTACATTGGCAGAGTGGAGTCAAGAAAACGATTTGGTAGAGGAAGGTTTATTTGAATCGCCTAGACCATTGTTGATTATATCTGGTGACCACGATTTCCAACAGTTGCAGAAATTTCCGAATGTTGTACAGTACTCGCCACTCAAGAAAAGATTCGTGACAATAAAAGAATCGGCAGAGGCCATATTACGCGAACACATTATACGAGGTGACAAGGGTGATGGTGTCCCTAATATTCTTAGTGAGGATGATTCCTTTGTTGAGGGTAAGAGACAGAGACCAATAAGAAAAACACTAGTCGCTGAGTGGAAAAGTAAGAAACCAGAGGAATGGGTTACTGGTGAAATGGCGGCAGGATATATCCGAAATAAAACTATGGTGGATTTATCCCAAACACCCGAAGAAATCAAGGAACAGATTGTGTTCCAGTATACGAAGCAGTTGAATAAGTCATCTGAAGACATGTATAAATACTTCATGAACTTTAGTCTTGACAGACTTATTGAAGTGATTGATGAATTTTAATGAGGTAAAATATGAGAAAATTTAGACAAATGAACGAAGGTTTCGACTATGTTTTAGATGGCGAAAACCTTGGCGAACAAGTAACTCGCCTAAAAGAATGGGGTCAAAGTAACCAAACATTAGTTCCGATAGTGCGAATTGGTGTAGGTGCGGAGAAACCAGATTGGGGATTACCAGAAGGAATGCCCGAAACAACCAAATTAGAAGAGGATACGCCAGACGGATTAGGTGCAACATCTATCCAAATGGAGTGGCGTAGGATTAAACAATTCGTAGACCCCGCTTCTAATATGAAAAATCTACCAACATGGAAACAAGAGATGAATTGGTTACAGATTCTTGAAGGTGTACATCCAAACGAAGCGAAGATACTAACCGCTGTGAAGGATGGCAATCTACTTGGACTGTACCCGAAGTTAGAAAAACTCATGGAACCATTGGGGATTACTGAGTACAACAAGCCCAAAAAGAAAAGGGCGCCAAGAAAGAAAAAGAAGGAAGCATAATGGCAGATTTAACCAAGCAACTAACTCACACTTTAAAAATCTATTTCGATAGTCAGATAAACAAGCATAAAATCAATGTACAGATTTTGATGCAAAAGGGCGTGGGAGTTGCAGAACATCCAGATATAATGCAAACGATTGAGGATGAACTCGGCAAGATTGCTGAATTCAAGGATAAACTAGAGGCACTAGATACACTTGAAGTACCAGACGATAATCAGTTGAGTTTTTTAAGGGAAGATGGAACGAGCTAGTAGATTCTTTTTATTCAAATGTGGTGGTTGGAAAAACGAATATTGGATTGTAGACGAACACACACTACAGGAAGTACCAAAACCACGCGAAATGATAATAAAATTCTCTACAGTTGAGAAGGTCAGAGAATATGTTATTACCCAAAATCCAACAGACCTACCAATAGTCGATAGGTGCAGAGACCGTACCGCTTGGCACACGCCAGAGGGTCGAGAACGCATAAAACAGGCAAAACTAGGTCAGAGTAACCCTAATTCTACAGGGTTATCAGAGGCGCATAAAATGAAGATATCCCATACCATGACAGGTACGCGGAGGGGTGAATTCAATCCTATGTATGGAAGGACACACAAAGCGCAGACAATAGAACTAATACGACAGAAGGCATATGCACGCCCCAAGATGAGGTGGTGTGTAGAACCTACTGGCAAGTCCCATTTGGTCAGAGCTGACGGAGAAATACCCGAAGAATGGCAATGGGGACGATATTACGACAAATACAGACCAAATGAGTGAATTTTATTTTCAATTTTTTTGCTTTTCTTATATAAATCAATAACTTACAGAGGCGGATTTATCGCCAAAACGCTTGACTTTTGCCCCCATTTCTGTCATGATCACTATGTAATTAATTAAAAGTGAGAGAAAAAATATGATAGATTTTATAAGTGCAAAGAATGGTGGTTTAGAGTTTACAACTATTTGTGACACTAAGATTTTTGGTGCGACTCTTGAAGAGTGCGCTCTAATCATTGCGAAACAAGGACTCGCCAATTGTGTGATGGGTTCTTCTTCAATGGATTTCGCAAGTGAAGAAGGTTTTGAAACCGATACTGGTGCCATGGAAATGTATCAGTATGCAATTAAGTTAAGTGGAGTATAAAATATGACAGGATTAGTAGAAACAGAATTGACCGTGACTATGGAACAATTAATTGAGAAAATGGGTGCGCCCAAAGGCACTACCTATGAACAGTTGGATGAAGGACAACAGGCACATATCGATGCCTATTGTGAACAGTTTGATGATGAGATTGACCACGATGGTGGGCAATGTTATTGTGGTGAGTACAATTGCCCAGAGGCGTATGTACATGCAACGAGTGGGTGGTAAGTGAAAAATTTTACGGAAAAAGTAATTCTAACCGATTGTGATGGGGTCTGCCTAGATTGGGAGACTGCATTTTTCACATGGATGGCGCATAATGGGATGAACCCAGTAGGCGAAGATTGGAAATTAAAGTACAAGGTATCGCAGAGATTCGGAGTCACGCAGGCGGAAGGTCAGAGGTTGACTAATCAGTTCAACAGTTCCGCTGCTATCGGATTTCTGCCACCATTGAGGGACGCTCAACACTATATGAAGTTGTTGGCAGAGAAACATGGATACAAGTTTGTTGCTGTGACTAGTTTGCATAGTGACAAGTACGCCCAACAATTGAGGACAGCGAACCTTAAAAAGTTATTTGGAGAAGACACTTTCAGCGAGTATTATTACTTGGACTGTGGTGCTGACAAGGATGAGATACTAGAAGAATTAAGTCATAAATACTATGGCGCGCCTTGGGTAGAGGACAAATATGTCAATGTAGAAGCAGGCATGAAGGTCGGATTCCAAGGATTTCTAATCGAACATGGGCACAACCTAAACTACGAAGGAAATGCTCAAGTTGTCAAGAGTTGGGAGCAAATCTATGACACGCTTACTCAAGGAAGTTGACCACGATTCGGGCGAGGAATTTGATTCCTTTTGCCACGAGTTATTTCACCAGAATTGTACAGAGAGGGAAGCGTATAACGAACCTCTCTTTTCTTTTGATGAATATGTAGCAAAGAACAGGAATTTTCTGTTAGAAGCATTTAAAAAAAGGAGTTAAGATGATAGGACTTGAATTGGCCGCTGCCTGTATGGGCATCGGTTTTTATGTAGCATATCAAATGGGATATAAAAAAGGAACCGCTCTATCAGCGCAGGCCACGATGATACTCATGAGGGAATTTCTCAATCATAGTAAAGGGTCTGATTGGGTGGATATCACACTAGGCAAGAATTTTAACCGCGTACATAGATGGATGGATAATTTAGAGGATGGCGAGGAAGAAAAATCCTAGTTTAACCCAGTACGAGAAAATGCTTTTGAAGCATGATTGGAATTGGGAAATGAATTACGAGATGAAAACTCTCTCTGCCCCATCGGGTGTATTTAGAGCTGAACGAGAAGACAAAGAAAACGAATTAATCGATTATAGTTTGTTATCGTCTATGCATAATGAATTATACAATGCTCATGTGGTCTACGCTACTGAGGATGGCCCGAAACCGAAACTGGTAAAGGTCGGAAAAGAAAACGGAAAAACTGTCTACAAAATCGCACATGACGAGGGAGATGGTTTAATTTTTGATTGGAGAACACAACATGTACGAGTATAATATAGTAATACAACGCTGGGTAGATGGCGATACAGTCGATGTCGATATAGACCTAGGCTTTGGAGTATGGTTAAATGACCAGAGAGTACGCCTCGCTGGCATCAACGCACCAGAGAGCAGAACGCGAGACTTAGAAGAGAAGAAACTAGGACTGGCGGCAAAAGACTTCTGTAAGAACTTCTGTAAAGAAGGAGAGTATGCCAAATTGGTGTGTAGGAAATACGATTCTAAAGGCAAATTCGGAAGGATTCTAGGAGAAATCTGGAGCGTAAAGGATTATTCAGATAAATCATTGAACGAGTATTTGCTTGACAAGGGTCACGCTACGGAGTATCATGGCGGCAAAAGGTAGTCTATCCAGAAATCTAATTACAGGCGGTTGCTCATTCACGGCACATAGAACGCGAGAAACCCTAGCATGGGCTGAACAATTAGAAGAGAAATTTGATAATGTAATTAACACCGCTGAGATGGCGAGTGGGAATCA